GGTATTGGTACAAACAATCCTGTTACAAATCTTACTGTTGTTCAATCAGGTTCGGTTCCTACAAGTGGTTTTTCTGCCACTCAATGGCAAGGTGTATTTGCAAATACTAGTACAGCTAGCAGTATTGCAAGGGTAGGTATATACTCTGGTAATGCTACAGCAGCCTTGTTAAACTTTGGTGACGCAGATGATGCTGATATTGGTGGATTGAGTTATGATAATTCAGACGATTCTCTAGCATTTAGAACTAATAATGCAGAACATTTACGTATTGACAACAGCGGTAATGTTGGCATCGGACATACAGATCCAGATCAAGCTCTTGACGTTAAAGGAAACTTTACACTAAGAGATAGCACAGGTAACTTAGCACATGGTATGAGTGTGTTTGGCGATGATGATCAATATGCTATTTTCAATCAAGAAGCCAGTGGCGATGGTGGTTTAAGAATTACTACACTGAGTGATGCAACAACAGCTACATCTGCATTTCAAGTTAATGCAGTTGCTACCACTGTTAGTGCTGATGGAAACAATGCTGTAATAAGACTAAGAGCCGCAAAGAAAAATGGTACCACTGAACAAGCACTTGCAAGTAATGAAGATGTATTTACAGTTGGAAACACTGGCACTGAATTAATTGTTATTAAAGGTGATGGCTCAATTGGCATGGGCACAAATACACCTAGTTCTATGCTACATTTAAGAAGTGGTGCTGCTCAACAGCCGCATATACTATTAGAAAACAATGTAAGCAGTGGAGCTGATGTTGGCATAACATTTGCTGACAGTGTTGAAAATTACGGATATAGATTAGGTATCGACGACAGCGGAAACAAATGTGTAATAACTTATAAATCAACTGGCATAGATCCAATACATGCAACTGACGAAGATAAACTTAGAATTGACGCAACAGGCAGCGAATTCTTAATACGAACTACTCCCAATGGGACAACTATTAACGAAACTGCAAACTACAGTGGTAAATTTACAATTGGAACAGACGGTACAAACACAGGCAACGGTGTAAAAATTCCATTGGTATTTAGAGTTGACAGCAGCTCAGGCGATCACATAAGTTCTGTTATTGAAGCTGGTAGAGAAGCAACCGGATGGGACACTTATCTTGCTTTTTATACCAACAATCAAACCAGTGGTACATATGGAGTTGATGCTGTACAAGAAAAAATGAGAATTACATCTGGTGGTTATGTTGGCATTGGCACAAATGCTCCAGGAACACCGTTGGATGTTAGACATGACAGTCTTCCACTAATAAGAGTTAAAGCAAATACAGCAACTGGACAAGCTGCACTTTACTTGGATGGTTATTCTGACGGAGTATCTACTCATCGTGCAAGTAGAATTAACTTTAGAAAAGATACTACCACAGAATGGTCTATTGTCAATGACTATACTCAAAATGATAGCAATAAATTAGATTTTGAATATGCTGGCGGTAGAAAAATTACATTTGACTCACAAGGCAGAGTTGGTATTTTAAACGACACTCCAACTGCACAGCTACACATCAATGCAAACGCAAATACCACAGAACCATTTGCTATCAATGATACAAACCCGTCGGGCGCAACATTTAAACACAGAATATCTTTCAAATACAACGGTGGAGAAGTTGGCAGTATAAAATCAAACAATGCAAGCACAACCTACAACACCACATCTGATCGTAGACTCAAAGAAAATATTGAGCTAATCACTGATGGTAAAGAAAAAATTATGGCTATGAAACCCAGCACATTTAACTTTATCAATGATGAATCTAAAACTAAAATGCACGGTTTTATTGCACAAGAAATGCAACAAGTGATGCCAGAAGCGGTGAGTGATGGAACTACTATGAGCATGGACTATGGTAGAATTACACCAGTTATTGTAGCAGCATTGCAAGATGCACTAAAGGAGATTGAACAATTGAAAACACGAATTAACGAATTGGAGGCCAAGTAATGGCAGTTAGTTTAGGTGCAAGTGGACTTTCCGGTGACGGAGGAGGCGTACTTATTTCAACAGGAGATATGGCAAGTCTCGGATATGTAGGCAATCAAGGCGGCGATGTTGACATTCCACTTCCGACTGGATACGATTGGTTTCATGTTTACATAAGATATAAAACAAGCGGTACTTCTAGCAATAGATCAATTGTTTGGTTTCAAGTCAAAGACAGTGCTGGTACAAGACTAACTACAGAATGCAACAGTTGGCAGTCTAGAAGAAACGGAACACACACTTTGGAATTTGGTAGCGCAGGTGCATGGACACGTCTTCATGATTTCTGCGACGGTGCAAATTGGAATTATGTGCAATTTCATCTCGATGCTACATACACAACCAGACCAAGTATTACTTGGGAAGGCAATAGCACATACGGCAGTGTAGGATCTATCTATCACTACGGATCAACTCACTACAACAGTGTGACACAGTATAGATATATCGGATTAAATATTGACAATTACGATTTATCAGGAATGGAATATAGATTGATAGGATACCCAGAATGATAGTCACAAAACAAAATCACCGATACATTACAACTGCAATTGCAACAGTTTCCAACACATCAGAATATGAGATTGCTTGGGGAGCAGATACTGAGGAAAATCTAGTTATCACATATCCTGAAAATGTAGACGTCAGTGCAGTTGAAGCAGAAGTTGCAAATGCCAAAGCAACAATAGACTTAACTGAATTGAGAAAACAACGTGACAAACTGATTGCTGAAACCGACTGGTGGGTATTGCCAGACAGAACTCCAACAGACCAACAGTTGGCATATCGTCAAGCACTCAGAGACATCACTGAAACCTATACTAGTTTAGAAGATGTGGTTTGGCCAACACCACCTGCATAAACATAAATATGTGTAGCATACAAAGGACTACACAGTGAGCAACGCACGTAATCTAGGAAACATCACCACCAGTGGTCTCACCGGAGATCTAAAAGTAGACACAGATACTCTAGTAGTAGACAGTGCAAACAATCGTGTGGGTATTGGCAGTGCAAGCCCCACTACAACATTGGACATCACAGGCACAGCAACAGCTACAGCTTTTAGCGGACCATTAACAGGAAATGTCACTGGTCAAGTAAGTGACATCAGCAATCACAGCACAACTGACCTCACTGAAGGAACAAATTTATACTACACAGATGCTAGGGTAGGCACTTATATAAGTGGTGATAGAACCTACGGCAATATCACAACCACAGGTTATATTGCTGGACCAGCAACACTGACCATTGATCCAGCTGGTGTTGGAGACAATACAGGAACAGTTGTGATAGCTGGCGACCTACAAGTAGATGGAACTACCACAACAATCAACAGCACAACAATGACAGTGGATGATCTTAATTTAACACTGGCTAGTGGCGCAGCCAATGCAGCCGCAGCAAACGGAGCAGGTCTTACTGTTGACGGAGCAGGTGCTGAATTAACATATACAAGTGCCGATGATAGATGGAATCTCAACAGAGAATTAACTATCAATACATCAACGTCTGGCGGACTTGATATTTTGGCTTCGACTTCTGATGCTTATGTACAGTTAAAAGAAGCAAATTCAGCTAGAGGATGGATAATATCCAACGATGGTAATAACAACAGTGGTACAAATTACTCTTTGGGTTTTGTAGAAAACAACAACGGTGTTATTAGATATAGAATGGCAGTTGTTCCGGGAGGTAACGTTGGAATAGGTACAGTTGTGCCTGAGGCAGCACTACATGTTATATCAGATACTACTACATCTCCTGCAATGATTATTAGAAATGACAATGCCAGTGCCGGAGGGCGTGGGTTGTTAATTCAACATGACAATGGCGGTAGTGGCAGCGATAGATATGCACTGAATATTATTACTGGTTATGGTATAGGTAATGTTCAATCTTTATTTGTCGACGGCAACGGATATGTAGGTGTTGGTACAACTGCTCCTGTCACTCCTTTTCACGTTTACCATAGTGCTTTGAATGGTGTTGCAACCTTTGAAAGTGGTGATGCACAAGGAGGCATAGCACTTCGAGATAATTCTACAACACAGCCAGTATATCTTCTTGCTGACGGCGATGCGTTTAAAGTTCAAACAAATACACAGGAAAGACTGCGTATCAATTCAAGTGGTAATATTGGTATTGGCAATGATCCTGACACTTATTCACTTTATAGAGCAACTATTAGACGAGATGATCCTACTGCTATGCCAGTCACTGGTATTAGTGGTGAAGCAGTACTAGGACTGATTAACAACGATACAACACTGTTTTCTTATTCCAACTTGGTTTTGAGAGCTGGCACAGGCGACTGTGGTATTGCTGCGGTTTATCAAGGTTCTAGTAATAACAGTGACTTGATACTGTACACTGACGGTGGTGGCAATGGTATTGAAAGAATGCGAATCAGTAATGAAGGATTTGTTGGTATCAATACAAATAATCCCAGTGTTGAATTAGATATAAAACGCACAACTAATGCTTATCCTGTAAGAATTCAAAGCGTAGGCGGGGAAGGTCGTGCGATGTTGTTTGCTGATGTACAAACTACTCCTGTCAAGTACAATTGGTTGATTGGTGCGCAGTATAACATAGACGATGGTTTTGAAATAACTCCTAGCACGGCTGTAGGCGGTTATACATTCAATGCCGGTACAGGAATAATACTACACAACAATGGTACCGTTGGTATCGGCACTAGCAATGCTGCGAGCAGCGGCGGTCTTGCTATTTGGCAAAAATCTCTTAACTTTATGTCAATAGATGGTTCATATAAATCTAAAATTAGATTTCATGAAGGTGGCAATTCGGCATACAATGATGAATCATTTTATATTGAACACGATGGTACTCTCGCAGGCGAAGATAATTTATTAAAAATATTTGGTGATGGTGCAGGAACAGGCGGTTATGGCGGACCAGGCGGTATTACTATTCACAGAAACGGGGCAGTATACGTTGGAGGTGATAACGACTGGCAAATATTAAATGGATTAGATGCTACCAATTCACAGTTTACCATTGGTGGTAACCACAACGCCAACTATAATACTGGTGGTAAAACAAAACTACTGATCACAGGAATGGATAACGACGGTGGTGAGACTTATCCTCTGAGAATACAAGATGAAAATGCTAACGACACTGCATACTTTTTTCAACACGGATCCGGAGCAAACACAGATTTATATGTGAGTGGTAATATTACCGGACATGATAATGTTTGTAATGTTGTGACATTTACCAGCAACTTGCAAACGTCCAACAGTACAACCAGTGCTGTGGAGATTGCTGCAATGGCTGCTAGTATAACACTAAAACGAGCTGGATCTAAAATTCTATACATGGCAACTTGTAGCCAAGAAACTGATATTACTGCAACCAATGCCAATGGTTTCTTTGTATTAGAATATAGAGTAAATGGTGGTGCATATAGCGCAGTGAGCAATATTATTACACAAGGTAGCATGGCAGAAGCCGGAGGCGGCACAGGACAAAATACAGTTAACTTTAGCTTCACTCCTAGCGGAACCAGTGTAGGAGATGTGATTGATATAAAGATAGTTCATAGTAAAAATAGCAGCGCAAACATCACTTTTAATCAACAAAATCTAAATGCACAACCTGCAAACACAGTAAATGTTGCAAGGGGTGTAGTAATGGAAATAGGAAACTAACATGACACCTAATATAGCAAGAGCCATAAGATCATTAAACCCTACAATTGAATTTGAAATACAAGGTGAACCCACTAGCGAAGAAGAGCTATATCAAATGTTAAAGATTGTTGTTGACAGTGATGAAAACAATAAACCCATTTATGCAGAAAACTTTGACGCACTAGAATGCACTTGGGAAGAAATCAAAACAAAATACGATGAACTGGTATCACAACTGCCATTGGAACAGCTACGAGCTGAACGCAATAGACTGTTAGCAGCAAGTGATTGGTCACAGTTTCCTGATGTTCCTGATGCAACTAGAACATTGTGGCAACCTTACAGACAAGCACTCAGAGACATCACTGAAACCTACAACAATTTAGATGATGTGGTTTGGCCAACACCTCCGGCATAAACATAAATATGTGTAATACACTTTACACAAGGATATTCTTATGCCATACATTGGTAGTAGACCAGACAACGTAATCAGCAGAAACGCTCAAAACGAATACAATTACACTGCCACTGGCGGTCAAACTGTATTCACAGGTGCTGACTCCAACAACAATATATTGAGTTATACACCAGGCAACATTGAAGTATATTTCAATGGTGCTAGACTGGAAGAAAGTGACTTTACAGCCACAGATGGTACTAGTATTATACTAGCAAGTGCCGCAGTTGTCAATGACGAACTCAGCGTAGTTGCAGTAAATGTTTTTGAAGTAGCAGACGTTGTTCCTGCCAGCACAGGTGGTACATTTCAAGGCGGTATTGCAGTGCAAGGTGGTGTCACTGTAGGTGGGCATGTGCTGCCAGACACCAACATTACCTACGACTTGGGCAGTTCTACACAGAGATTCAGAGACTTGTACTTGAGCGGATCTACCATTCAGTTGGGTACAAGAACTATCAATCAAGACAATATTCCGGATGTTAATTTGACCATTGCACCAGAAGTATTGGAAATACAAATTGATGCACCAGGCGCAGGACAAAACCCAGACTGGCTGTGGACCTGGGAACAATCAACACTTCCCTACGCTAGACGTACTATTACAAATAGTCCAGAAGTAAATGTACCCCTTTACAAACAAGGCACTTACACAGTAAACAACTTTGCCAAAGCCATACATGGCAGCATGACACAAACTCACACACTGTACTTCAAGTGGATTGATGGAGCAGGAACAGAAAACCTAGTGAGTTGGGTCACAGATCAGGGAACTACCACAGACAGTCATCCAGATATCAACGGCGGAAACAGTCAAACAATTCAAAGATTGAGTATCAGTGTACCCAGTACGATTACACTGCCCACATTGACTGCTCCTACTACAGTAGAGTATGACGTATCAAACAACGGCACAGGAGCATACAGCTTTGCAGGCGATGCAGATGGCGATAACCCCAATATTGGACCCTTGTACAGAGGTGGTACCTACACCTTCAACATCACAGCTACAGGACATCCGTTTTATTTCACAACCGACAACGGAACAAATTTTGCCAGTGGCACTTACTTTGGCGAATACACAAGTGGAGTCACTGGAAGTCGCACAGACAGTGGTACAATCACATTTACTGTACCCTCAAATGCTCCAGACACACTGTACTATCAATGCGGAAATCATGCAGCAATGCGTGGAGCAATCACAGTACGTGATCTAGCAGTTGAAACAAACAACAACGGCAATTATGTAATCTATGCACAGCATACACAAGAAGGACACAAAACACCCATTGAGATCAGACCAATTCCAAGTTTGGTTAATCAAATGTGTTTGGTGTATGATGCTAGTGTTAATAAATTCGTTCCACAGGATTTAGCTACATATGTGGAAAACACACCCAGCTTTGAGAACAAGATCAGAGAAGTGGCTGGTACAGCAGAGCTAGTAGTAGAAGATGGTAGTGCTGTGGTTGCCAAAGTTAATGTGTATGCAGACAGCACTTACTTGCCATTGGTGGGAAACAATGCTGGTGATCAGGCATTTGCCACAGACATCAACAAACTGTACATCTGGGATGGCACAGCGTGGCAACAAGCTGGCAGTGCTACAACCGACGAACTCACTGAGGGAAGCACCAATTTATACTACACAGACTCTAGGGTAGGAACATATCTAAGTTCAAATGGATACGACACTGCTACAAATATCGTTGCCAGCATTACTGACAGTGCTCCTGCTACACTAGACACATTGAATGAATTAGCTGCCGCACTGGGAGATGACCCAAATTTCGCTACAACAACTGCTAATAACATTGCTACCAAGGTCAGCAAGTCGGGTGACGTTATTACAACCACTGGAACTAATAATCAGGCACCTTTACAATTACATAGTGCAAGTGGATTAAGACACCAATTTGCAAC